GGTGGTATGATGGGTAACTACAATCAAACTGGTACTGCAGAAAAAGTAATTTGGACAATTGGTGAAAGTTGGCCAATTGGTAATATGTACGGACTGGCATATGGATATGATGGTACATATGGACACCACCTTAGACTGAAAGACAATGGTAATACATATCATAGAATTTCATTCGCTTCTCAAGGAGCTCAATTCATAGGAAACGTACAAGCGGATGGGCAGATGAGAGCACCTATCTTCTATGATAGAAATAATACTGGATATTACATACATGGTGATAGTACATCAAACTTAAACGCATTAAATATAAATGGTGTACCTGTATTAACTGGTACTTCTATTCAAAACTACACTCGTAATGTAGATAATGGTTCGTTCTACAATATTACGGATGATATGAACTCTGCTGAGGTTAGGTCTCAATTAGGTAGTGGTGATGGTAGAATTAATAAGGTAGATGACCCAACTGCACCCGCCGCTGGTTGTTTTGAGGTTGGTCCAGGTTATGTATCTGTTCAGCATGGTGATTACATAAAAATTGACGCCAATTCTCAATATATCTTTGAAGTTTGGATTAAATTCCAATCAGGTACTGATACATCTTCAGTATTGTATATGGGAGGTTCCGCATATAACGCTTCCAAATCCTACTTTGGTAACACAAATAGATATTGGGCTTCATCAAATGAAGCGTTTGATGCAAATAGTAGAAATAGTGGTTGGTATAAAGTAAGTGGTAGAATCGGTGGAAATGGTGGAAATGGATTCACCGCTGGAACCGAATATATCAGACCTTTATTCTTATTTAACTATTCTGGTAATAGTTCAATGGTTACTAGATATTGTGGGTTAAAACTATATAAAGCAGAACAAACTTTAGGTAGATTACATTTCCATAGTGGTACTCGATATGTACATCAAGAAACTGACCAAAGATATCCATATATTGAAGGTGAGGGAAATAAACAAATAAAAATTCAGAATTCTTCTGGTTGGACTAAGATTGGTGCACTAAATACATCTTATACATATTACTATACCGATAGACCATCGAATTATTTTGATAAGAGAGTAGAAACTGGTGGTGATATGAGAGCACCAATATTCTACGATAGAAATGATACCGCATACTATGCAAACCCTGCTTCCACATCGTACTTTAACGATATGAGAGCAAATATATTCTATGATAGAAATAACACTGGATATTATGGTGATTTTGCATCTACTTCTCGATTTAATAGAGCAGATTTAAATGATACCCGTTCGGATATCTTCTATGATAGAAATAACACTGGTTATTACTTTAATGGAGCTAGTGTTAACTCTACTCGGTTTGAAGGTGTTAACGATAGGACTAGAGCACAATTAGGAAACGCAGGTTCACCTCATAGTAGTGCGAGTAGTTATATGAGAAGGCCAAATTATACTGGCGATACCAACTATTGGGTTGGTTCAATGGGATGGAGTACTGTGGATATGAACTCTGTATTCAATTGGGGTTCTGGATTCATTGATTCTTGGTCAAATCCAGCGAATCAACCATCTGGTACATCACACTGGGTTGGTACACAGGCACTTCACTACACTAATGGTTCAACTCGCTATGGTTGGCAAATGGTTGGTGGACCAATCGGAAATTTAAGATTTAGACAACAATGGGGTAGTTCACCTGGTGCTTGGAGAACTGTACCAATGCTTGATGTAAATAGTGGTAATGGTGGTGCAATGTATGCTGGTGTATATTACGATAGTAATGATACTGGGTATTACTTAGACCCTAATAGTACAGGTACTTATTCAGGAAGGGTAAGACAAGGAATATTATTCGGACCAAATACTACTTGGGGAAGATATCTTGCAGTTGGTACAAATGGTAGATATAGTAATGAGGCATCAGTTGCTACAACAAATGGTAACCTACACTTAGATGCTAGGAGTGGAAGCGGAACATATATTAACTGGTATGTAGGTGGAACAACTTACATCAATGGTACACTTCAGGTTAACTTTATCTACGATAGAGATAATACTGGATATTATGTAGATGCCGCATCAACATCTAATTTTAACACAATTAGAACCGCAACTATAAACTCCAATTACTATACGAGAAGTGGACATAATGTTGGACATTTGGTTGGTTCATACAATAGTGTTGGCGAAAACTCAACTCGTTCGAATCCAATATACACTATTGGTTCATCGTATAATCCTGCGGTTGATTCACTATCAAATATGTATGGTATTGGTTACACATATGCAAGTGCTGGTTTCATCGGATTTACTGGTGAAAATGGATGGGGTATGTATGTAGCAGCTGATGGTGATGCGAGAGTTTGGTTAGATGGTAGTAATGGTAATATATCATCTAAAGGAAGTGTGTATGGTGATAGATTCTATGATTACAATAACACCGGTTATTATCTACGGCCAGATAGTACATCATTATTGGCAAGAATGCAAATTAATGATTACATCTACCATAGAGGTGATACCAACACATATATGCAGTTCCACGGGGGTGACCAATGGAGAGTTGTAACTGGTGGTTCTGAAAGATTAGAGGTTAACAATTCTCAAATCTATATGACTCGGGAATTGAGAGTAACGCAGGATGTTATCGCATTCTACTCCGATGAAAGGTTGAAGAAAAAGACTGGTGTAATTGAAAACGCATTAGATAAGATTTCTAAATTAGATGCTTTCTATTATGTAAATAATGAGTTAGCAAAATCGGTTGGATATGAAGATGAAAATCAACAAATAGGTTTATCAGCTCAGCAAGTGAAAGAAGTATTACCTGAGGTTGTTCATTCAGCACCATTTGATACTGATTTCGATGAGGATGGTAATATGTTCTCTACATCTGGTGAAGATTACTTAACTCTTAAATACGATAGATTAGTACCATTATTAGTAGAAGGTATTAAGGAACAAACTGAAATTGTTAAATCTCAACAAAAAGAGATTGATGAATTGAAGGAAATGGTAAAACTTTTACTAAATAAGTAAGAAAATTACATATGAATATAACCATTTTTATCTTTTGGGTAATTTGGTTATATTTATATGTGTATTTGGTATAAAATCAAAATAAACTTATTGGAGAAATAAATAATATGGCAGAAAGAATTGTATCACCTGGAGTATTTACGAGAGAAAACGATTTATCGTTCTTGGCTCAAGGTATCGGAGAAATCGGAGCAGCATTTGTAGGACCTTTTAAACAAGGACCAGCATTTGTTCCCACAGTAATAAGAACTCAATCTGAGTTTGAGGATAAATTTGGTAAACCTGATGGAACTTACTATACAGAATATGCAGTACAAAACTATCTTAGAGAAGCTGGTACTGTAACAGTTGTAAGAGTAATGAGTGAAGGTGGATATACACAAACAACACCTATTGGATTAGTTGCAGATGGAAAACTAATTTCAACTATTCATTCAACCAATGCTGGTGATGAAGAAGTTGGGTTTGGTGTATTTGGTGTAAATAGTGGAACTGCATCTGGTTCATTTGTGGTAAGTGGTAGTGGTATCGGTGAGGTATCATCATCTTTATTACCATCAGCAACTAATGATGTTAGTGATGTATTTGGTGAATCACCATTTGGTTCAAAAGATGGGTATGTATATTCTTACTTTGAAAATGTTGCAACATCAGCTGATTATTCTGGTGGTGTTTCTAAAGTAGAATTACCATCTCAAGTATTCTTAGGAGCTTCAGTAGCATCTACACCATTTGTTAAATCACAATTGATTTCTGGTGAAAGAAGTGAATTATTTAGATTCCATACTTTAGGACATGGTACTAATGAAAATAAAAGATTTAAAGTTTCTATCTCAAATGTAAAAGCAGCTGGTGAAGATGGTGGAACTGATTACTCATCGTTCTCAGTAACTATCAGAGGTTTTGCTGATACTGATAAGAGAAAAGTTGTTTTAGAAACATATAATAATGTAAACTTAGACCCTGCATCTCCTAATTTTATCGCAAGAAGAATTGGTGATATGTATAGAACTATTGATTCTAATGGTAAAGTTACTGATAATGGTGATTGGTTAAACAACTCTAAATATATAAGAGTAGAAGTTAAAGCAGAAGGTTCATACCCTGTTTCAGCTGCACCTTTTGGACATGGAGCATACCAAAACCCAATTCACGCTACGGTTGCAACTATTGTACCTGCCGCTGTTTATCAAACAAACTCATCAGATAATACTGCTGGTTCATCAGCAAAATATGCTGGTTTAGATTTTGAAACCATTGGTGTAAAGGGTGATAATCATCAATACTTAAACGCAATTCCTGAAAATGCTGGAGTTGGTAACAACGTAGATTTCGGATTTGATTCTCAACTATCTTATGTAATGAGTGGTTCAGATTCTTCTGATATGGTTAAGAGACAGTTTACTTTAGGATTCCAAAGTGGTTTTGATGGAAAATCTCCATCTATTCCAAATAACTTAGGAGTTGATATAAATGGTTCAAACACACAAGGATTTAATTGTTCAACTTCAGTAGCAGCTGGTTCAGTTGCATATATCAAAGCATTGAACGCAATTTCTAATGTTGATGAATATGATATTAATATGTTGGTAACTCCAGGTATTATTAGAAAATTCCATCCATCTGTAACTTCAAAAGCTATTGATGTTGTTGAAGCTCGTTCGGATGCATTTTATATCGCTGATTTCAATGGAGTTAGTGATACTATTAGTGAAGCAACTACTCAATCAACCGCAGTAGATACAAACTACGCAGCTTCTTATTACCCTTGGGTTAAGACAGTTGATACTAATACTAACAAACTAATCTCAGTTCCACCATCAGTATTGATGCCAGCTGTATTTGCAGCAAACGATAACATCGGAGCTGAATGGTTCGCACCTGCTGGTTTGAATAGAGGTGGTATTGTAGGAGCAGTTAGTGTATTGAATAGATTAACACATTCTGAAAGAGATACTTTATATGAAAACAAAGTAAATCCAATCGCTTCTTTCCCTGGGCAAGGTATTGTAGCATTTGGACAGAAAACGTTGCAAGATAAAGCATCAGCATTGGATAGAATCAACGTAAGAAGATTACTAATCACTGTTAAGAAATTTGTAGCATCTACATCTAGATTCTTAGTATTTGAACAAAATACTGCTCAGACAAGAGGTAGATTTATAAACACTGTACAACCTTACTTAGAAGGAATACAACAAAGACAAGGATTGTACGCATTTAAAGTAGTAATGGATGAATCTAACAACACACCTGATGTTGTTGATAGAAACATACTTGCTGGACAAATATTCTTACAACCGGCTAAGACCGCTGAATTCATTGTAATTGATTTCAACATCTTACCAACTGGAGCAGCTTTTTCAGCATAAACTAAAAATAATAATAACTAATATTTATTAGTATAAAAGGAGAAAAAATAAAAAAATGGCAGAAGTATTAGAATTTAACGAAATGATGTTCACCAACTTCGAACCGAAGATGAAGAACAGGTTTATAATGGAGATTGATGGTATTCAATCTTACCTTATAAAAACTGCGGCTAGACCTTCAATTAATTTCGAAACTGTGAAGTTAGACCACATTAACACTTATCGTAAATTACAAGGTAAGGGTGAGTGGCAAGATATAACAATCTCATTATATGACCCAATTGTACCATCAGGTGCACAACAGGTAATGGAATGGGTACGTTTAGGATATGAATCTTTAACTGGTAGAAAAGGTTACGCTGATTTCTACAAAAAGGATATTGATTTTTATATGTTAGGTCCTGTTGGAGATAAAATCGAACAATGGAAGTTAAAAGGCGCATTTATTGCATCGGCTAACTTTAATGATTTAGATTTCTCTTCTAATGATGCCGCTGATATCGAATTAACGTTATCTTATGATTACGCTATATTAGAATTCTAAAAATACAATAAATATTTTAATAATAGAAAAGGTTCTCTTAGTGAGAACCTTTTTTTTTACTCTTTTTTAAGTTTTATATATTTATATACGAACAAATAAAGGTTTATTATGGCAAAGCACGAATTTCCAACTGAAGTAATTAGTTTACCATCTGAAGGTAAATGTTATCCCAAAGAAAATCCACTTTCTTCCGGTCAAATTGAAATAAAATATATGACAGCTAGGGAAGAGGAGATACTGACATCTCAAAACTTAATAAAAAAAGGTGTAGTTTTAGATAAATTATTTGAAGCTATTATAGTAGATAAGAATGTAAATCCAGATGATATTGTATTGGGTGATAAAAACGCTATTATGTTAGCAACTAGATTACTTGGGTATGGTAAAGAATATATAGTTGAAATGTTAGATTCTGAAGAGAACAAACATAAAGTTGTAGTTGATTTATCTTCTGTAAAAACTAAAGAAGTTGATTTAAGTACATTAAATCCAGAAAACACATATAACTATACAACACCAATGGGTAAAAATTTAATTGAATTTAAATATTTGACACATGGTGATGAAAAGAGTATTGATGTAGATGTTAAGGCATTAAAGAAATTTAATAAAAGTGGTACTTCGTCAGAACTAACAACTAGATATAGATATATGATTAAATCGGTAGATGGTGAATCCGATACTAAATCAGTTGTAGATTTTATTAACAATAGGTTCTTAGCTAGAGATACAAGAGCATTTAGAAACTTCGTAAAGGAGAATCAACCTGATATGGATATGAACTTTACATATACAGACCCAATAACGGGAGAAGAGGAGGTACGCTCGATTCCTATGGGCGTAGGGTTTTTTTGGCCTTCCGAATAACTACTCTAAAATCTTACACACACAAATTTTTGAATTATGTTACTATGGTAATGGATTCATTCAATCGGATGTGTATAGATTACCGGTTCACCTTAGAAATTTCTATTATCAGCAATTAGCTGATGCTAAGAAAAAGGAGAAAGAATCTCAAGAGAAATCACAAAGACAATCAAAAGTGAAGGTTAGGAAATAATCTTCACTTTTTTTATATCTAATATTTATAAGAGTACAAATAGAAATACTTATGAAACTTACAAAAGAAGAATTAGAATACATGAAAAACAAACCGGTTTTTCAAACAGAAGGTATTGTTCGTGCTATATATACAAAATTATTACAAAAAAAGCTAAAAAGTAACCCTGATTTCAAAAAAGCAATTGATTCATTTGATAGTGCACAAAATAAGATGAAAAAATCAATAATAGATGCTGAGAAAAAGGGAGTAAAAATACCAGCTGAATTAAAAAAATACGCTGGACTATAATAGATGGCTCAAACTAGCGCTGAAATACAAAAAGAATATAATGAGGTTTTAAAAGTATCCCAATCGTTAACTGGTGCGTTAAACGATATGGTTGATGATACTGTTAAAAGTCAAAAAAATCTATCTGATAGAGCAAAAGAGTATAATACAAACTTAAAAAGTATATTCTCATCAGCTCAAGATATTGAAAGTACAGAAGAGGCAATTCTTAAAGCTGAAAAACTAAAAGGTGAATTATCTAAAAGATATTTTGGGGCAAACAAAAAATTACTACCACAAAAGGAAGCTGAGGCAGATGCTGGAATAGATATTCTAAAAAATGAAAAGAAACGATTAGAGGTAGTAAAGCAGGTAGATGATTCTCAGCAAAAATTAACTGAAAGTATAAATGGTTCATTAGATGGATTAATTAGTGGATTGGATGAAATCCCAGTAATAGGTAAAGCTATGTCTGGAATAGCATCTGGACCAGTAAATTATTTAAAAACATCGGTATCAGATGCTGGTAAAACGTTCACAAACTCATTTTCAGCCGCAACCAAAAGTGGTATGAGTGGAATGAAGGCATTCGCTTCAGCTGGTCGTGCTTCTATGGGTAGTTTAGCGGCATCTTTAGCAGGTCCACAAGCAATAATAGCACTTATTGTGGCGATAGCGGCTGCAGGTGTAATTGCATTTTATAAAGTATCTGCGGCAGCCAAATCATTTAGAAAGGAAACTGGGTTATTAAATTCACAAACCGGTGATTTAGAATCAAAATTCGCTAATGTAACCGAATCGGTAGCCACTATGGGTGGTAGTATAGAAGATGTTTCATCAGCTGCATCAACATTTTCAAATCAAATGAAAGGTACATCTGAGGCCTCTGAAGCTGTTTTAACCTCTATGGTTGCTATGGAAAAGAGTTTTGGTGTATCAGCTGAT